AGGAGCTACCCCAAGAATTTACTGGCTATGAGAAGTCCAACCAGAAAAGGATATAACGCATAGACACTCATCTCTATACGGTTCATACGTTCTGTCCCACGGTCAAGGCGTTCTTCGATATTCTTATACCGCACAGCACACTCTCTTTCATGGGCTTCTAAATCGTTCACTAGCTAACTTCTTCCCACGATGAGCCGTTCCACTTCTTGCCAAGCAAAGATTCGTCTTTTGAGTCTAGCTCTTTGTAATTAGAGGGTGGATTGTCTAAAGTAGTTGAATACTCTGTGATCGCTTCACATACATTATCGCTATCAAGATGTGCGTATACTTTAGACATATTCTATAACCTCCCAACAAATAGTATTAGAACCTCTTGAGACAGTAGAACTAGCTCTTGCAAACCCACCTGAAAGCATTCGTAAAGAGGTTGTGGAATACAAATAACAACATCCTGCAACAGAAGTTGTAGCCGTTCCACTACCTACTCCTGAGTTTGCTTCACCAAATCCATTTTGAAATGAAACAGAAACAAAAGACTTAGCTAAATCAACTGCGTTGATTGTGGCATAAGTGGATGTAGTTGCAGTTCCACCTTCAGCAGGAGTAATAACAGTTTGCCCACGTTGTATTGATTTTATAACTTGCGTTCCTAAAACAGGCATAATCGTTTCCTATAATGAGTGCCATCCAATGGTTGAATCTACATAGACTAATTGTACCGAAGCTCCTGCCGCTAGTGTGCCGTCTTCCGCTGAAGAGTCTATGTTCTGGCTATTTCTGCCTACAGTGACTGTTGCTGACCCAGCATTGCTTATAACTACCGTATCTCCTTCTGAACCTGTAGGCAATGTATGAGTTAGTGTGCTGCCGCTATTAGAAATATACTGGCCTTTTGCAACCAAAGAAGTGTTAGATGTTATTACATCCCAAGCATTGTAATTTCCTGCACCTGTAGACCAACTGAGGTTTCCTGATCCATCGGTGCTTAGAAACTGTCCGTTTGAGCCAACCGCACCAGGAAACGTAATTGTGTAAGACGTTGTTGTTCCTGCCGCCTGTAGAGCAATGTATTCTCCACCAGTGCTGTCTTGTAGCCGAAGATCTCCTTGCGATGTAATGTCAACCTGAGTAAAACTCGCTGCTGCTCCTGGCGTGTTAATACTAACAAAACCAAGATTACCAGAACCGTCTGTTTTTATTACCTGACCAGTGCTTCCATCAGCATCAGGCAACGTAAATGTATAGCTAGAGCTAACGGTGCTTGGTGCTTGAAGTGCTACATATTGTCCACCACTAGCATCTTCTAGCCTTAAATCACCTTCTGCTTCGATATTTACTTGACCTGAAACTACTGCATCAGCATTAACAGTCCCATCAAAATACCCATCTTTAAACTCTAAACTGGATGTTCCAAGGTCAACATCGTTGTTACTGACAGGAGCTAAAGCACCATCTGCTAACGTAATTTGAGATGTGCCACCTACCGTAAAGGCTATAGTGTTTGCCGCAGAAAAGAATATACCTGTATCTGTATCTCCTGTATTAGTGATAGAAGGCGCACCAGCAGATCCGTCAGCCGCACTGACTATGCCGCTTATGGTGACATTTGCAGTTGTTATAGTTCCACTGGCTGTTACGTTGACCGCTGTTGTTGTTCCTGTAAGATCTAAGTCTACAAGAGCATCTACTACTGCGGCTCCACCTCCAGCACCATCAAGATAAACAACCTTCATTGCGCCATTTGCAATAGTAACAGTGGCCCCACTGCCCTGCTTTATAATAATAGATTGGCTTCCGCTTGTAGCATTTTCTATAAATTGCACCCTTTTCATGGTGTCTGGGCCAATAGTAATTGTGCAAGTAGAATCTAGTGTGCCAGTGTATTTGATATACATGGCTCTTGCTTCATCTGTAGAGCCATCTGCAACGGTTGATGCGTGTGTATCTGCGTTAGTTGTAATTGCTTCAGTGCCATACCCCAACGCTTCGCCAATCAATTCAAGATTAGTATTGGTACTAGAACCCCATGTTCCTGACTCGTCACCAGTAGTGATCTCTTTGAGTCTTAAATTATTTACAAATGTTGCCATGTCTAGTTCCTATGAGGGTTTAGTCGGCCAATCATTATCGCCCGATCCGTCCATATCAGGCACTTTTAGATTAGGCCAATTACTGTGTGTCGTAATATCTCTCAATGCTTGCCTATATGTCTTCCAATCGTTGCTCATAGTGACATCACTACAAGCCATCCAATCTGTCTCTGCTAATCTTCTATTTCGTTCTGTCCTTTGTGCTTCTGCCTGTCTGTTATTTGCTTCTGTCTGTGCTACTGTCTTTTCACTGTCTGTCAGACTTTCTATCTTATGCAGATATACAACATTTTCCTCAATATAAGGATCAACGCTAGTGCTTTTCTGGGTCATTCTGTCGTAAGAACGACTCATGGTTACAGGCATAACAGAGTTTTCAGTCATCCAATCAGAAGAGGGGCCAGTTGCAGGAAAGCTTACATTAGAAAACAACTCTTTGTGTTCTCCCATACTTTCTACTTTATTGTCTTTAATTATCGCTATCTGCATATTGTTACCTATAAATTTGGAAATTCTTTAGTTGGTGCGGTAAAGTTAGAGGTATATCGAGCTTTGTTTGTAATTCTAAACTCGTCTATATATCCATTCATTGAATAAGTCCCTGCTTGGTAAGATCCTATTGTATGTGCGAAAGTACTCATGCCCATAACTGAGTCTGTAACTGATGTTTGTTGTCCTTTCTCAAGTCCTTCCACGAACCAAGTTACTGTGTTTGCAGAAGAATCACGAACTAATGCGATATGCCTCCATGTGCTAGTGGGAATAGTGGTTGTACTTTCGAGGCCATTTACAAAAAAACTACTTGTTGAACTGCCAAGCCAGCACTGAAGTTTACCACTCGAATTAACATACATCTGAATACCAACTCCTGCTGAATAAATGCCATTGTAGTTTTTATTAGCATTTACATAAATGAAACACTCAATAGTAAAAGATTGAGTGCCAACAGGAGCCAAATCTTTATTACTTAAAACTAACCGATCACCAGTCCCATCAAACTCTGCACTTGCTGTTCCAAACTTTTTGACGCTTGTGTCTAGTTGAGCATTGCCTACTGTGAGTACATTTGTTTTTCGTGATGAGTCAATGATTCCGGCATTAGTAAAATCTACCAAAATCTTTGTAGAAGCGGCACTTGACCCTCCAGACGTAGGGGTCACTAATGCTGTTGGAGGAGTAAAAGCAGATGTATAAATAGCATTTAGTGAAACTTTAAAATTACTTATATACCCTTCCATTGTGTAACCAGAAGAGTAAAATTGTCCGATTACAAAATTTGTACTGGCATAATTGGTTGAGTCACTTATATTGCTAGTAGCCTTTACCCCATTTACATAAAGGTTAACAACGCCACTTGATCTGACATAAGCAATATGAGTCCATTCGTACATTCTTGCAGTTGCGCCAGTAGCATGACTCCAAGTTCCTGATCCATAATAAAATTGCCAACCATTACTGCCTCCCGGCCACCAACCAAGAGCAGGGCCGTTTAGCCCATTTTCTTGTTGAAACAGTCCAACACCAGCGGAGTAATTACCATCAAAGTAAAACCATCCTTCTATAGTAAAATCACCGTTACCTAGTGCCATACTGGAGTCTGAAAAACTTATACTATCGCTCGTTGCGTTAGCAAAATGCCCTGACCCTCCCATAGTTGACGCATCATAAGCCGCACTAGGCGCAAAAGGTGAGAAGGGTTGTATTTTTGGCGCACTGCCAGTGCTTACAGCATATGCATTAGTGCTTTTATCTTTAAATCTATTACTACAACAAACTAAAACTTTTGTGTTTGTAATAGCAGTTAGAGGAGTAGAAGGCGTAGTGTAATTTCCTGTATAAACAGCCGTTCCGCTTACAGTTCTAAAATTACTTAAAAAACCTTGAAATTCGTCTAAAGTACCAGCACCATATCCTTTACCTATTCTTAGGACATCGCTACCACTGTAGTTAGTAGAGTCACTAAACGATCCACTCTGAATTGATTGTGAAGTGCCGTCATAATAAACAGCAAACGTACCTGAAGCTCTTACAATCGCTACATGATGCCACTGGTTATCTGTAAGAGCCGCGCCATCTACTACCCATTTATTGCTAACTGCATAAGAATCATTCCACCTAAGATCCCCACTTTGCATCAAAATGCCCCAATAACCTGAACCAGTTGAATCATCTGGATTAGCAAGATTAAAACTTGTGTCACCAGTTTTAATCCAGAACTCTACAGTGAGATCACCTGATCCAAGTTGTGTCGCACCTGAAGCAACATCAATATAATCATCAGTTCCATCAAAGAAGACTGACCACTTTCCTTCTTCACTACTAAAAGGGCTAAAACTTCCTTGAGTCGGAGAGCCATTTCTTGTCCAAGACTGAGATGCGCCACTTGCCCCTACACCAGTAAAGGTATTGTTCTGCGCTCCGTTTGAGCCATCAAAATGATATAGCCCTGTAACTAACGGAAAATCTGGATCTTCTGTTGCCGCTGTCGCACCAGATGCAGAGATAAGTTTTTGAGCGATCAAACTCATTAGCTTAGATCCTGCCCTGCGGTAAACCCATAATAAATCGTGCCACCGTCCACAGTCAGAAATACAAATACGTCTACATCGCCCGATCCGGTGCTAAGTGTAGGGGCTGTAGCTGCCGCCCAATCCACTGATCCCGGCCATGTAATGGTTCTTGCTGACGAGTCTTGAGTAACTTTCAATGTGAATCCAGAGGCATAGCCAGATGCAGCAGGGTTGCTGAATGTATAGGTCACATTCTCACTGAGCGTGTGAGTAAACACTGTGCCATCTCTAAGGTTTAACGTGGCCGCATTAGAGCTAGATGTGATAGCCGTTGACTCTTCCTGAATACCGTTATCAAACTTAACCACACC